TTCCGTACTGAAAGTATCGAACTCGCTATTGAGTTTGGTCCACAGTACCAGCGTGAATACTGGGAAGATGCGCTTGATGAGAGCAATAACTCTGAAAGCCCTGATCGCTTCGAGGTTCTTGAATACTGGGGTGTTCTTGATGCAGAGCTTGCTGAACAGGCAGATATTGAGATACCTGAAGAATTAGAAGATCGTGACGAAGTCCAGGTTAATATTTGGGTCTGTAACGGACAAATCCTACGCCTAGTGATTAATCCTTTCACACCTACACGTATCCCATACTCTGCAGTCCCATATGAGCTTAACCCTTACGGTTTCTTCGGTATTGGTGTTGCTGAGAACATGGAAGACACACAGCTTCTGATGAACGGCTTTATGCGTATGGCTGTAGATAACGGTGCGTTGTCTGGTAACCTTCTTATTGAGATTGATGAAACCAACCTAGTACCTGGGCAGGATCTTTCTGTGTACCCAGGCAAGGTCTTCCGCCGTCAGGCAGGTGCGCCTGGTCAGGCCATCTTCGGGACTAAGTTCCCCAACGTGTCTAATGAACTTCTAATGATGTTCGATAAGGCTCGTCAGCTATCTGACGAAGCTACGGGCATCCCATCCTACAGTCACGGTGCTGGTGGTGTAATGGGTGTAGGTCGTACCGCCTCTGGTATGAGCATGTTGATGGGTGCAGCCGCACAGAACATCAAAGCAGTTGTGCGTAACCTAGATGACTACCTTCTCGCACCTCTGGGTAAAGCACTCTTCGCTTTCAACATGCAATTCAACTTTGATCAGCAATACACCCAAGGTGATCTTGCAGTTAAAGCCCGTGGCACAGAAAGCTTGATGCGTAACGAAATCCGCAGCCAGCGTCTGCTACAGTTTATGCAGATGACAGCCAACCAGCAGATGGCACCATTTGTTAAGTACGACTTCATCTTGCGTGAACTCGCAGCGTCTATGGACCTAGATGAAGACAAGATTATGAACGATCCACGGGAAGCAATGATCCAAGCTAAGATGATGGCTGAGATCCAAGCTATGATGCCTCAACCTGATCCAGCCCAACAAGCAGCGGCTGCAGCACAGGCAGGTGGCGCTCCTAGCCCTTCTGACCCCACAGGTAGCGGAAACGGTAACATCGGCCCAGGTAACGCCCCAGAGCCTGGCGCAGATGGCTTCACGGGTGCAGGTGGTGGAGACAATGGCGGTAACGCACCACAGCCACCACAAGGCCAGCCACAATAATGGATAAGGCGCAGTACCGTAAGCTTCTGCCGCTGGTTAATGATCGTGATCAGATGGACCTCCTGCAAGAGTATGCCGCATCCAGAATTGAGGGGTGCCGTGACCTACTTGAGAAGCAAAAAGACCCACAACGAATTTTAGAAATTCAAGGGGCAATCACAGAACTTCGTAGATTTAAAACACTTCGAGACGAAGTAATTAAAGGTGCAGACTAATGGATACTAGCCTTCGTCCACAAACACGTCCTGAAACAAAGATACCGTATGCAGACATCGAAAAGATTGAGCGTTTGGTATGGGCAGAAGCCGGTACAGAGGGTGTAGAGGGCCGAGACGCTGTTCGAGGTGTCATCCTTAACCGTCTTGCTTCAGATCGCTTCCCTGACACCATAGACGGCCTCCTAGACCCTAACGAGTTTGAACCAATCCGTAAGTACGGCGATGTCTATAGCATCCCTGCACCAAAGGAAGCTTTGGACAGCCAGATTACAGAATTTGCCGACTATTTGCAGTTGGGGGAAGATGCTTCTGAAGGTAGTACCTTTTTTCAGAACTTAGATATTACCCGTAGTCGTGGAACTGACTTTACTGGTCCTGACCCGCTAACAATCGGCAAGCACACATTCACCCGTGGCTATCGGGATCAGGATCCTGTCACAGACGTGAACTTTTCGCACAACGTGGCGATTGATTACCCACAATATGCTGATGCAGGAAGCGGAATGGCCCTTGGTGGCCTAGCAGTAGCCCGTAAAGGCATTATGACCCCAGAAGGTGAAGACATGGCAAATAAAAAATTCCAATTAGATGAAAACGAAGCAGATATTGATGAAGATGGTTCATTGTCTCCATACGAAAAAACCCGTGCAAATGCAGTACAAAAGGCCACATCTGAGGATGAAGAGCTTGATATGTACCACGGCGGTATGATGGGTCCAGTAGATCCAGTATCTGGAAACCCTATTCCCGTAGGTTCCTCTGCTGAAGAGGTGCGGGACGATATTGATATTAACATATCCCAAGGCGAATACGTTCTGCCTGCAGATGTAGTGAAATGGCACGGCCTAAAACACATCATGGATCTGCAAGAAGAGGCAAAGATGGGGCTGATGGCAATGGATTCCATCGGGCTTATCCAAGAGGCTGACGGAGAAGCAGTCGAAGAAGATGGTGAGGTCTGTCCAGAATGTGACGGCGAAGGCTGTGATCATTGTGACGGCACAGGCTACCACCTCGAAGAAGAAACTACACCAGAAGATGAAGCAGTAGAAGAAGCAGTTGTGGAGGTTTCCGAAGAGGAGCCGGAAGTCAACGAAACGGATGATTACAAAGACAGTGATTATTCAAAAAAGACTTCCATGTACGGCATGGTGAAGAAACCCAAGGTTACTTTTATCGTGTGATTTAGAGGGCCACCTTCACCATAGAGTGAAGCCCCCAGAGGAAAACTATGAGCAAATACAGACGTAAAGAAGAGTTAGAGGATGACACCTCTTACTCACAAGAATTTGAAGCGCAGGCAGCGGTAGATTCTGAACCCAAAGAGCCAGAAGAGGCTTCCTTTAAAAAGCGGTATGGAGACCTTCGGCGTCACACCCAACAGTTGATGTCCCAGAAGGATCAAGAGCTAGAGAAGTTGAAGACACAGCTTGATAGTGCCGCAAAGGGCCAGATCAAATTTCCCAAGACTGATGAGGAAATTGAGGACTGGACGAAGAAGTATCCTGATGTTTCTAAGATCGTAAACACGATTGCACAGAAGCATGCTAACAAAGCCCTTGAAGAAGGTGAGAAACGTCTAGGTCATTTAAAAGACCTTGAGACTAAGCTTACTAAAAAAGAGGCAGAGCAACAGCTTATGAAGCTGCATCCTGACTTCAGTGAAATACGTCAAGATCCTGCGTTCCACGATTGGGTTGCTATGCAGCCACAGAACATGCAGGACGCCCTATACAAGAACAACACAGACGCTATGTCTGCATCCCGTGCTATTGACCTATATAAGGCTGATACAGGTAAGCGTAAGACAACGTCTAAGCGTTCAGCAGCACAGGCTGTAGGCCGTACATCGTCTTCAGCACCAGCAGCGACAGGTAAAGCAAAGTTCAGCGAGAGCCAAATTGCTCGTATGTCTGATCGTGAGTACGATGCTAATGAAGAAGCTATTCTTCTGGCCATGCGTACAGAAGGTGCTTTCATCTACGACATGTCTGGCGGCGCACGTTAATTAAATGGCAGTCCTAGTAATTTAGTTATTGACGTATTTCAATATAGCTATATGCTAGGGCTGTCCCTAATCAGGGGCAGGTATAATAATAACTATTTACTACTCCTGTAAAACGTGTTATACTTATTCATGTAGGCAACCTTTTATCTATCTTTATGTGAAGATAGCTATGAGATTGTTTCTTTAATCTCACTCAGAACAAAGCCTCTTTTTAGACTACCTTTGTCTCTGTCTATATCCAGAAGAAATAATAAATTAGTCTACCAGTGTGGTATGGCCCGTAGATATGTATCATGGCCTGATACATCTTCTGCGCACCCATGACATCAACACTGCCACTTAATAATTACCTTCTGTTTTGTCTGTCGGCTAGTCCGACCTGCCATTTCACAAGGAGATATTACAATGGCTTTCCCATCAGCAGGTGGTTATACCAACCTACCTAACGGTAACTTTTCACCAGTTATCTACTCTAAAAAAGTACAAAAAGCTTTCCGCAACTCTTCTGTTGTAGAAGACATCACTAACACTGACTATGCTGGCGAAATCGCTAACATGGGCGACTCCGTTTAATTTTTTGGCGGCTTTCAGGAGTGATCCTGATCGAATAACTCTGTGAATTGCTGGGACATCTCTATGAGACAATCAGCAGCCAAGCCCTTAAACGGGAAGGTTCAACGACTATCCAGAAATGGAGTAGAGCCAAGCGGCTCGAAGCGCAGAGCATCCCTAGCGGATGGTGATATAGTCTGATCTGCATGGCGACATGTAGCGGCTCGAAAGAGCGGGGCAAAAACTAGCGACTTTGCCTGAACATAATGCAAAATTATCAAAGAACCAGAAATCACAATCAATTCTTATGCTCGTGGCACAACGCTTGCGACACAAGACATTGCAGATGCTGATTTCACTATGATTGTAGACCAAGCTAACTACTTCCAGTTCGCATTGGACGACATCGAAGAAGCGCACTCACACGTTTCTTTCATGGATCTGGCAACAGACCGTGCAGGTTTCAAATTGCGTGATTCATTCGACCAAGACGTTCTTGGTTATATGTCTGGCTACTCATGGAGTGGTTCTGCATGGGCAGCTCGTACTGCAGCAGCAGGTACAAAAGCTGAAGCAGGCGCAGGCGCAGACGAATTGTTCGCAGCTAACAAGCTGACACAAGGCGTCTTCGGTGGCTCAACAGCAGCTAACTCTATTCCTGTAACTGCAGGTGGCGGTGCTGGTGTTTTGACATCACCTTTGGCTGTTCTAAACCGCATGGCTCGTCTTATGGACGCAGCTAACGTGGACACAGATGGTCGTTGGATCGTCGTCGATCCGGTCTTCAAAGAGATCTTGATGGACGAAGACGCAAAGCTGATCAATTCTGACTTTGGTGGCGATTCAGAAGTACGCAATGGTCGCCTTCCAGGCACCATCCGTGGCTTCCGTGTATATCAGTCCAACAACCTTCCTTACAAAGGTACGGGCGCTGGTACATCTGCCGCTGCAGGTTCTGCAACTAACTTCGGTGTTCTGGTCGCAGGCCATGACTCCTCAGTAGCAGTAGCTGACCAAATTGCGAAAACTGAGAGCTTCCGCTCACCAGATACCTTCGCAGACATCGTTCGTGGCATGCAACTTTATGGGCGTAAGATTCTTCGCCCTCAAGGCTTGATCACAGCGAACTACAACTTGGCCTAATGGCTTTTTGGGGGCGGGGAAACTTGCCCCCTTTACTACTTTGTTAGGGGTTTATAATGCCATCGACTTACCTATCCTTATGTAACCAGGTACTGCGTCGTCTTAACGAAGTTGAGATTGCTGCTGATGCCTTTGCTACCGTGCGGGGTGTTCAGGCCTTGGTTAAGGATAGTGTTAAAGCTTCCGTAGCTAAGATTAACCAAGCTGAGTTCGAATGGCCCTTTAATGCTGCAGAGCATACTCAGGTTCTTGTGGCCGGTCAGTCTGAATACACTTGGCCCGACTATTTTAAGGTATCCGATTATAATACCTTCCAGATTTTAAAGAACGACAGCCTAAATGTAGGATATAAAACTCTTAGGCATATTGATCGTGATGATTGGTACAAGAGCCATCGTGATGATGATTATGACGCCGGTTCCGCAGGCCGTGGTACACCAGACAACGTATTTGCCTCGCACGGCAATGGTTTTGGTGTTACGCCGTCTCCCGACAAAGCCTACTCTGTACGTTTCCGTTATTACCTAAATTACGCTAACATCACTAACGCTGATGATCAGACCCGTATCCCAGATAGTTTTGATACCGTGATCGTAGATGGTGCTTTGTACCACCTATATATGTTCAAGGATAATCTTGAGTCCTCACAGGCTGCGTTCATGGCGTTTGATAAAGGCATCAAAGATCTTCAGACCTTATACATAAACAACTACAAATACATAAGTGATACGAGGATTAGGTTCTAATGCCAGATCAGATCCAGTCATTTAAGCTGGTCTGCTCCGGTGGACTTAATTCCAACGAAAACCACCTAGACTTATCAGACAATGCCCCAGGCTCCGCTACCCGATTAGTTAACTACGAACCGTCATTATTTGGCGGTTATCGTCGTATTGAGGGTTTCGATGAGTTCGATACTGATTACGGAGAGGTGACTGTAAGCGGACAGCTTACAGGCCAAGGTAAAGTTCTTGGATTAGCAATCTTCAAAGACGATGTAAGTTCTAGCACTAAGATTATTGCTGCTCGACAAGATGCTACAGGGGGCAATTACAGCTTCTATTATTACACAGCCTATATTGGTTGGCGTAAGTATACCCTAGACCATGCTGTAACACGCCCAATGACTATTGGTTCACGCACAGTAGCAAAGCTTCGCCATGTGGTATTCAACTTTGGTACAGGTAACCGCATCTGTTTTGTAGACGGTGTTAATCCTGCCATTGTGTTTGACGGTAGTCACTGGGAACAACTCACCTCCACTGGTACAGGTGCATCTCCTTCTTTATCAAGCCACAGTGCGCAAACCGGTGGCGGAGATCAGTGTATAAACGCTCCGTCTGTCGTGGATGTATTTGAGAACCACCTATTTCTAGCAGGCGACACGACAGCAGAAGCTGCGGTTGCACACTCTGCTCCTTCTTCAACTGCTACACCTGATGGGTTTTATAACTTCACAGTAGCTGCAGGCGCTGGGCAGATTGCTGCAGGTTTTGATGTAGTTCAAATTAAACCTTTCCGTGATAACTTGTTTGTGTTCGGCAACAACAACATCAAGAAGATCTCTGCAGACCTTACTAATGGCTTTGTCTTAGATCAGGTTACAGCCAATGTAGGCTGCGTGGCACGAGACAGTGTCTTGGAGATTGGTGGGGACTTGATGTTCCTGGCACCTGATGGCTTCCGTCCTGTTTCTGGTACATCTAGAATTGGTGACGTTGAGCTTGAGACTATCTCTAAGCCTATCCAGGCTACTTTAGTTGATCTCATTAAGAACAACGACATGTCTACGCTAAATGGCGTGGTTATCCGTTCTAAGTCACAGGTACGTTACTTCGTAGGTGATGCCTCTACAGACGCTACGGATTCCGTGGGTATTATTGGCGGCTTGTCTGACAGCAGCGGTTCTATTAGCTGGGAGTTTGGTGAGCTTATTGGCATTCGTGCATCTGTATGTACGTCAGGATATGTAGGAACCGACGAGTTTGTCCTGCACGGAGATTATGACGGCAAAGTATACCGCCAGGAAAATGGCAAATCTTTTGCTGGTCTAGACATCGTAGCTATCTACGCAACCCCTTACTTAGACTTTGGTGAAACAGAGCAACGCAAGGTTCTACGTAAAGTTAATACGTTTATACGTGCTGAGGGTCCATTAGAGATGAACCTGGCAATGGCTTACGACTGGGGCGACTATAACACGGCACGTCCTTCTACATACAGCCAAGGAAGCCAAGGCGGCCCAACTGTCTACGGTGGACGAGCAATAACTTATTCTGGATCTAACACGCTGTACGGCGGTTCATCCAAACCAATCATGACATCAGATGTCCAAGGTTCTGGTTTCTCTACACGGGCTACATTCGTGACCGTAGGGCAAACTGAATCCTTCAGTATCCAAGGCATCGTATTTGAATTTTCTGTCGCAGGGAGACGCTAGCATATGGCCGGTTACACACGCCAAAGTATTGCGGATATTATTAACGGTTCTGAAATCACAGCGCCTCCGCTCAATTCTGAATTTAATCAAGTTTCCGCTGCATTTAATGCTACTTCAGGCCACATCCACGATGGGTCTACGGGTAATGCTCCGAAGATCAATTTAGCAACGTCAGTCTCTGGGTATTTGCCTGCGGCTAACGGCGGGATAGGCGGCAAGAATAACTTTGTTGCCACTACAACGCCTGTCGCCACCAATGACTCTGGCGATGGCTATGCCCCAGGATCAATGTGGGAGAACACCACAACTGGTCGTATATACATCTGTGTTGGCAACACGTCCAACGCAGCCGTTTGGCGTGAACTGGTACAGGTTACTACAGGCAATGCTATCCTCCCCGCTGCCACAGATACGGTGGATTTGGGTAATAACGGCACTCGTTTTCAAGACCTGTTCCTAAGTGGCGGTATTTCAGCGGCAACCAACGTGGCTGTTGGCGGAACTTTAAACATCACAGGAGCAACGGCACTTGGCTCTACGCTGGGTGTAACTGGCGATGCTACATTTGTTAACCTAGCTGCTACTGGCACAACAGTAATTACATCTGTTGATCTAAACTCTGGTGCAATCGACAGCACAGCTATTGGTACAACCACACCAGCCGCAGGTACGTTCACTACATTAAATGCAAATACCAGCCTTGTAGCTGCTACAGCCGATATCAATGGTGGTTCCGTAGATGGTGCCACTATCGGTGCTTCTACGCCAAGCACAGGTGCCTTCACTACTCTTGGAGCGTCAGGCACTGCAACTCTTGCGACAGTTGATATTAATGCGGGTGCTATCGATGGCACTACTATTGGTGCTTCTAGTCATACCACTGGCAAGTTCACCACGCTGAATGCTACCACCAGCCTTGTGGCTGCTACTGCCGACATTAACGGCGGTACAATTGACGGTTCTGCTATTGGTGCCTCTGTGCCATCAAGCGGTGCATTCACTACTGTAGCTGCTTCTGGTGCCATCACAGGCAACCTTACAGGCAACGTAACTGGTAACACTGCAGGTGTTCATACTGGGGCGGTTGCAGGCAACGTCACTGGCAACATAACTGGTAACGTAACTTCAGCAGGTTCGTCCTCATTCAACAACGTGACCATCGACGGTACGTTGAATATGAACGCAGGTACGTCTGCTACCATCACTAATCTTTCAGCACCAGTAAACGACAATGATGCGGCACGAAAAGTAGATGTTGATAACGCTGTATCTGGTTTAGTAGATAGCGCACCCGGTGCATTAGATACCTTAAACGAATTAGCGGCAGCTTTAGGCGATGACGCTGACTTCAGCACTACAATTACAAACAGCATTGCGACTAAACTTCCACTAGCTGGTGGCACGGTCACGGGCGCAATTGCCATGTCTACAAACAAGATTACTGGTGTAGGTGACCCCACAGCAGCACAGGATGTAGCTACAAAAGTATATACAGATACGCAACGTGATACACGATTAGCTACGGCTGGTGGTACGATGTCTGGTGAAGTTGCTATGGGCAACAACAAAATCACAGGTCTTGCCACTCCAACAGCTAATACTGATGCCAGTTCTAAGGGCTATGTGGACGGTGTTCTAGGTTCAGCTACTGTCGCATCTACCTCCGCAACCACAGCTACAACACAGGCTGGTATTGCTACTACA